GTATTAGGATTTACTCTCGAAAGAAACAGGGGTAAAGTTAACTTTAACAGCCCATCTATAGATAGAATTAATCCTAGTAAGGGCTATACGAAGGATAATATACAGGTTATTAGCTATAAAGCTAACGCTATGAAGAATAATGCCTCAAAAGAAGAATTAGAAATGTTTGCTAGATGGATACTAAAGGAGAGAGAATGACTACTAAGACTTATGGGCCTAGCCTAGCAATCTCGGAAGAGATTCATGCTATGAAGTACAGGTCTAAGGGAGAATCATTTAAGGAGGCAATGATCCGTGTTGCAGATGCTCTTAAGGACAATGAAGAGCATTATAACCAGTTTAAGGAAATCCTCCTTGACCAGAGATTTCTTCCTGCTGGACGTGTACAGGCTGCTATGGGTGCACCTAGGGAAGTTACCGCCTATAACTGTTTTGTAAGTGGTACACTAGGAGACTCCATGGACAGCATCATGGAGAAGGCTGCGGAAGCAGCACAAACAATGAGACTTGGCGGAGGTATTGGTTATGATTTTAGTTCACTCCGTCCTAGAGGGGACCACATTGCGAGCTTGGACTCCCGTAGCTCCGGCCCAATTAGCTTCATGGGAATCTTTGATGCTATCTGCAAAACCATTGCAAGTGCTGGACATCGTAGAGGCGCACAAATGGGAGTCCTTAGGGTCGATCATCCTGATATCGAAGAGTTCATCAAAGCTAAAAACAACTCTACTACGTTAACTCAGTTCAACGTCTCTGTAGGTATCACTGATGCTTTTATGGACGCAGTGATTCATGACAAAATGTTTGACCTGACCTTTGAAGGACGAAGGTATAAGACTGTCAGGGCTAGATACCTATGGGATGAAATTCTTCGTAGTACATGGGACTGGGCAGAGCCGGGTGTGTTGTTTATTGACACCATCAACAAGAAGAACAATCTAAGTTACTGTGAGACTATCGCTGCTACAAATCCGTGTGGCGAACAGCCCTTGCCACCCTACGGCGCTTGTCTATTGGGTAGCTTTAACCTTACTAAGTATATAGACGGAATTACTAACGGCCAAGACTATAGTTATTGGTTTGACTATGAGCAACTCAAGCATGACATTGCTCCTGTAGTCAGGGCCATGGATAACGTTATTGATCGTACTGTCTATCCCTTGGAAGAGCAGCGTTTAGAGGCTCAGAGCAAGCGTAGGATGGGTCTAGGAGTCACTGGTGTGGCTAACGCTGGCGAAGCTCTGGGCTATCCCTACGGCTCTCCTGAGTTCCTCAATTGGCTCGAAGAGGTTATGGTACTCATCAGAGATACTTGCTACCAATCGTCAATCTCTCTTGCCTTGGAGAAAGGGGCATTCCCCCTGTTCCGGCAAGAATATTTGGAGTCTGGGTTTGCTAGAACACTTCCTGAGCATATTCGTAATAGTATCCGTAATTGTGGTATCAGGAATAGTCATCTTCTCAGCGTGGCCCCTACAGGTACTATTAGCCTTAGTGCTGATAATGTTTCTAGTGGTATTGAGCCTGTGTTCTCTCACAGCTATGTTAGAACAATCCAGACTTTTGAGGGACCAAAAGAAGAGTTGGTCCAAGATTACGGGTACAGAACCTTTGGAGTAAAGGGTAAGACCGCTAACGAGCTTAGTGTCTTTGACCATGTAAAGGTACTTAACCTAGCAAGTAAGTTTGTGGACAGTGCTTGCTCCAAGACGTGTAACGTAGGTGATGAGGTTACTTGGGAACAGTTCAAGGATGTTTACATGCAAGCCTATCTTGGTGGAGCATCTGGTTGTACCACCTTCAGAGCCTCAGGTAAGCGTTACGGTATCCTCAATGCTTCTGCTGTAGAAGACGTAGCAGTAGAAGAAGAGAAGGTAGAGGATGACTTCATTGAGGAGGGCGGAGCTTGCTACTTTGACCCTGCAACTGGCTTGAGGACTTGCGAGTAAGATGGGCCCCGAACAAAGCACTCCAGTAGGGACAACCGGCAAACCTGTGTGCTTGAAAGACCCACAGTCCGAAAGGATGGTTGAAGCAGTTAGGCCGTATTAACAAAGGAGATTGAATTGAAGGCTACACTATTAAACCATATGGGCACTGACCTAACCGTGGTTGATGCTGCTAGAGTATCATTCAAGAAAGGACATAAGGAGTTCACTGAAGAACAGAACCATAAGCTTATCAGCTACCTTGCAGACCATGGACACTACAGTCCCTTCGGTCATTGCTTTGCTAGTTTCCATGTCAAGGCCCCAATCTTTGTAGCTAGACAGCTTCTTAAGCACGAGTACCTCCGGTGTAATGAGGTGAGCCGTAGATATGTAGATGATACCCCTGAGTTCTACATGCCTGAAGTATGGCGTGGTAGGGCTAAGGACAAGAAGCAGGGTAGTTCTGACGAGGTTGTTGTTGTACAGGATTATTTAGGAGATGAAGTGTTTCATGATCCTGTAGATTGGTCAGTTAAGGTATCACTAGACACCTACGAAAGGCTTCTAGGAGAAGGTGTGGCCCCTGAGATGGCTAGGATTGTTCTTCCTCTTAATATGTATACGGAATGGTTCTGGAGCGGTAGCCTAGACGCCTTTGCTAACATGTGTAAGCTACGCTGTAAGCCAGATACCCAAGAAGAAACTAGACTCATTGCCAATCAGATCAGTGAGCAGATGGAAGCTAAGTTCCCTGTAGCATGGAAGGCATTGCTATGCGAGTAAATGAAATGGAGAATGAAGACGGTAGTCTTACCTTGATGTTTGAACTAACTGACGAGGAGGAGAAAGCTCTTCTACAGTACGCTCTTAAGGATATCCTGATTAAAGCGGTAGAGGTTAAGGATGGGCAATGATTGGATTTTCTATCCTACCGCTGTTTCAGAAGAGATTAGAAGCCGCCTATCACTAGTCCTTAAAAGTGATGGAACTCCATTCGAACTTGAAAGAAAGAGAGAACCAATTGGATTCGTCCTCAGACCAAGTAAACCAACCTGACCACTACACTGGTGGCTCTATCGAGTGTTGGGACTACCTAAAAGATAACATGCCAAGAGAGGCTTACCTAGGTGGTCTTGAATGGAACATAAAGAAATACCTCCATCGCTGGAGGTACAAGAAGAATCCACTAGAAGATTTGAAGAAAGCTAGGGTATACCTAGATAGACTTATCTCAGAAAAGGAGAGTGAAGATGTTTAGTGCAGTATATCTAGTCTGCTTCACAGGCCAACCATGTGAGTTCTTTGTGGACTCATTCGCCTACGACTCTAAAGAAGAATGTACTATTAGTGTCGAGAACAATATCGTAAGAAATACCCAAGAGATTCTGACTGCTGGTGGTACTGTTCCTACAGTAGAGTACCAATGTATTCCTTGGCTGAAGGCGTAAGGAAGGGGGCGAGAGCCCCCTTTTCTTCTAGACAAACGGCTTTTTAGGTTTCTTTCTACTTTGTAGAACTCTAGCCTCAGCCCCTGTAAAACCTCTTCGCGATTTCAGAGTATCGTAGTAAAGGTCCTGATAGACTTTCTGGTCACTCACGGACTTAGCAAACTTTTTGTTAGCTGGGTTTTCTGGAGGCTTCTCAGACTTAGCTGAGGTGGTGTTCTTATCCCCCACTTTAACTCGTTTAGGGCCGGTAGCTGTTTTAACCCCTACACCGAGAGGTTTATAGGGCTTGGCTTTGACCTTCTTATTGGTAGACCAACGCTTAGGGTCTAGAGGTGGATGCTTATCGGTAGTAGCCATGTTATATCTTCCTCTTGATTTTTACACCAAACTTCTTTTTACTTATGTCGGGTTTAGCTTTCCACTTTGTCGGCCCGCTTGATCCGGTCGAAGGCTTACCGCTGTCATAACTCTTTTTCATTGCCATAGCGGTTTTTTCGCCCATGCTTGGCTTTTTGCCGAATGTCAGTTTTCCCATTATGTTACCTCAACTCCACCCACATATGGAGCGTATCGCCGCCGTATGCGCGGTAGTAGTTCTGATCCGGCACTACAACGGAAAATGCCCAGTTGCCCTCGAATACTGCACTACCTGTCGAACCCGCCACCACGACCCAGACCGAGTTATCGACACTGACCTCAACCCTCGCCCGCGCCGCCGCCGAACCATCTACGGCGACGTTCACCATGATCGGTTTGCCCGTTGTATTCTGGTAAGTATAGCCACGAACCCTGCTGCCAGACACGTTTTGCCACGTCTGCCCGACGCCGATTGTTAGTGCCGTAATTGTAGGGTTTCCGCTTACTCCATCACCATTCGTGATGGAAACGCTTGTGTCACCCGCCGTGAGTGTCCTCTTGGTAAACGTATCCGTTGCTGTCTGCACCACAAGCCCAGCCGTAGTGTTAAGACCTGCTACAGCAGTAAGTGTAGCGTCTAATGGTTGAGCGCCAAGGTTGGTTAAGGCAGTGGCTGCATCTGTAGCGCCTGTGCCGCCCTTAGATACTGGAACAGTATTCTCTACGGCAGCAGTACCTAAACCAAGGTTAGCTCTGGCTGTGGCGTCGTCGGCCAAGTCTGATAGGTTGTTGGCAGCGAGCATATCACCAGTACCGGCACCGGAGTCGCCTTTAGAAACCATAAGCTCCCACTTTACAGCAGTAAGATCAGCGGCAAAGGTCCCGGAGGTATGGGCCTCAAGACAGATGTACACGTTGCCAACAGTCTTAACCAAGTCGTTCTTAGCGTAAGATGTTGCAGTCAACCAAGTACTACGCCACTCTGGGACAGAGGCTAGGTCGGTAATAGTCTGTCCGTCTAGAGTAAGGTTAGTAACGTCAATAGTTCCTACGTTGAGCAGGGCGTTACCATTAAGGTCTAGATCGGCATTCATAGCATTCGGGGTAGACCCATCCAAGGACAGGGTATTATCGAAAGCCTCTTCAATTTCATCCCAATTCTGACTAAGGGCTGCGATAGCGCTGGAGTTAGTTAGGGACGTAAGATCAGTTAGAGTTGGGTGTTTAGCCATTATAATGTCCTTTCTGGCATGGGGAATTGAGCGGCTATGTCACTTGCCGCATCACGATACGCTGTTAGAGTCATCCCACCACGAATAAAGCTGCGGTAAGCGGCAGATGCTGTTATGGCCGCGTCGATTGCAGCCTCCCGTGCGGCCAGTCGGTCCTGATAGTCAGCCTCTTTAGCAGCCTCGATCTCTTCCGGGGTTGGCTCGTGTTCGACCACCGGCTTGCGCTGCCACGCGCCATCGACCAGCATGTGCGAGGCCATGAACGCATCGGGGTCGACGACATTTTCTGGCAGGGCTACGGCACCCTCCGCGTCGGCTTCGCAGAAGTCCAGCGCTTCACCCTCTTTGCTCACAGTCACATGCCAGATCATTGCAATGCTCCGATGTAGATGACGCCATGCTCGATGGTGTCGACTGCAGCCACAGCCCCGTTTCGAACATCGCACTTGAACGCGAGGCCCGTGTTCACTGCCGGGATGTCGGTCGTGTAGCTGGTATCCAGAACGAGGACGCCAGTGGCTAGGTTCACGATCCGAA